GGGTACTTGGGAAAAATAAATTTTCATGTTGTTTTCTTTGTAAAGTTTTGTTGTAGAATTTATATTATATCAAAAATAGCTCTTTAGTTCAAGAAAATATTTTTGAAACAAAAATCCCAGCCTAAGCTGGGATAAGTGGTGCGCTGACTAGGAATTGAACCTAGACTCAACCGATTATGAGTCGGACGCTTTACCATTAAGCTATCAGCGCGTTTGATTTGCTAGTGTACGGTATGCTCGTGCACTAGGATGTACTTTATCTTGTATGGTTTCGGGTATTTCTAAAACTAGATCATTAAATGTTTTAGCTACTGCCCTTACAGCAGTTCGGCTATTTGATTTATTAGCAGGAAGAATCCATGTTACACGCCCACTTAAATTTGAGCGTATCTCTGTAAGTTCCTTGGAGGTCTTTTCAGCCCACCAATCGTCATTGCTTCCTAGACTAATAATAGTATGCTTAGCATCTAAACCTAAGCTTAAATACTTGTTATTCCAATTATAGCTGGTTATACCTTGACGTGCATACAAGGCACACTCAGGACGATGTTGAGCAATACCTTGTGCAATACTATCTCCTAGAATCAGGCATTCTAACATACTTTTTAACTTCCTCTAGGGAGATAGGAGTAAAATTAATTCTTTCCATAGACACATTAAAATATCTAGGATCGGGTTCAATGGGTTTATCAGCAAAACCACGAATCATTACAACATTGTTGTGTAAGTGACCATGCACATTCAATCCCCAGCGTGCTAGACTTTCTGGATGAATTGGAATATGTGTTAGAATCATGCCATCAAATTGATGACTACCACGAATATCTTTGAAATACTGTAAGTATTGACTAGCGTTAGCTAGATCATGATTGCCTTTAATCAAAACCTTTTCGCCATTCATGCGCCCAAGAATTTCTAGACCCTTGGCATTGCGACTCATACATACGTCACCTAAGAAGTAAACTTTGTCGGTGGGCCTTACTACGCGGTTGTGACAGTAAACCATATGTTCATTCATGTGGTCAACATCATCAAATACCCGTAGCGGAGTATCGTCACTATTCTTAAAAGTAAGAATATTTTTATGATGGAAATGGTGGTCTGATGCGAAAAAAATGTTTGACATAGCTTTAAATAAAAAAATCCCCGAATAGCAGTTATTATACTAGATTCGGGGATTTGTGTCAAGTTTAAATGTTTTAGGGTCAAGGGTAAACCTAAGTGCCGCATCCCCTGGACGATCCTGCGCAGGTACTCATATCCTTAGCGGTTGTGATTAAACTGGTTTAACTGGCCAAATAACTTCATTTGGAAAATTAGCTTGAGCTGTAATATCACGTAGAGATTGGCGATATTGCTTCCACTCTTGAGTTTTTTCGTTAGTCATTGTTAAGATAACATCTGGAAGTTGTGTCCAATCACACTGTAAAAGTAAGGCATCCCTGTCTCTTGTATACCAGATCGACAAATCCTCTTGAGAAGGCCCATTGATTACATCTTTTAGTAATTCCAGCTCTTGTTCGGTGGCATCTCGTAATTCATTAATTCCATGATCAAAAATTTTATACATAATTTACTCTATACCATAAAGTCTAATATTGATACTGTTGCAGCTACTCAGGGTTAAATTTAAACTGCCAATGCCAAAACCACCACTACCAGTGGTTGAGGTACCTATTCTGTGATTAGCGCGCCATTGATTTGAACTAGGGCCGCCTGCGATTTCCATATTCCATAGGCATGGAAGAGTACTGCTCATGCCTCTTAGTTTTGTTATAGTAACAAATCCTCTGGTAAAGTTACTGCCGCTACCAAAAGTACCTAAAAAATTTGTACTACCCGATACCAGTGAAGTTCGTGATACATTATTAAGGCCACTACTAGTCATAAGTAACTCAGAATTTTCCTTTGTAGAGAAAGCGGCTGATGTAGTACTTTCTGTTAGTGTTAAACTACTACTTGCTGGGCCGGTAAATTGAACACAATCCCAAACCAATATATATTGATTAAAACCATCAAGGGCAGTAAAACTGTTAGACACAGTAGCGCTGTTTATAACTTCACTATGAAGCTTTAAGGGTTTTCTTGTTTGTACTGATGAATCACTATACGTAATTGACGATCCGGCTACCGTTACTGCCATAATTAACCCCTTATTTTATTTTTATAAAATTATTATATAGCAGTAATTATACTCTATCTAGAGTATTTTTGCAAGTAAAATTTTTTTATGTTGGTACATCCTGACAGTTTCGAACTGCCGACCCTCTGAATGTAAATCAGACGCTCTACCACTGAGCTAAGGATGCATGGAGCAGGGTGCGAGGATCGAACTCGCCTCACTAGCTTGGAAGGCTAGAGCACAGCCACTATACCAACCCTGCAAATTAACGTCGCATTGACGCTGCATCAACGGCAGCTTCGCGACTGAATATTGGCTGCAAGCAGCTCTTGTGAATAATTGAGATACCGATCATTTCTGTACCGGTATATACTGGAATTTCTTTTAAAGCCGTACTTCCGCCAGCAGTTACGCGACTTGGTGGTCGGGTAGTGGCTCGTGGCGTGGACATTTCTGGACTTAGTGGTTTGATATTGAATTTGTGTTTCATAGTGATTATTATACTGTGATTCAACAACAAATTCAAGTCAATATTTAAGGATTCAACATTTGTGGAACATACTCACTACCACTCATTTGTGCACCAGGCTTGCCACTCATGTTGGCATAGTCACTTACTAAGGTTACATACTTATATCCTACTTGACGTAGTGCTTCCACAGCTGCTAGTGCATTCTTTAACTCAATTGCATTATATGCAAGTGGAGTATCCCACTCGTCTGAGTAATATATTTTGTACATTGTTTTTTGCGTGTTTGGCGCGGGTTAAAAACTGGTGCGGGCTACAGGGTTCGAACCTGCGACATCTTCGTTGGCAACGAAGTGCTCTACCAACTGAGCTAAGCACGCATTAAAAGGGTAAATCGTCAAAGTAGTCATCTAAATACGGAGGTTCGTTGGTTTCGCGTAATTTAGGCTCTTTAGTAATAAAAGGCTCTACTTCTTCTGTGTAATATTGTTGCTGCGATTTATATCCAGCGTGTTCTGCAATAGTTTCAACAACAATTGCTTGAAATTTTAACAAACCTTGTTTATCTGCCCAAATCAAGTATTCGTAATGATCGGGAATAACGTCGCATACGCGACAGCCTTGAAGTTTGCCGACTAATATCTTGTCGGTCATGCTTAGCAACGGTGATTTGAGATTTTTAAAGTTTAGGGCCATAAGAAAGCACACTCTAAGGCTGCCGGACTCAAACCAGCTTGATTTAATGGATGTGCCACACCAAGTGTACTTACTTATGGCGGAAAGCAGAGGAGTCGAACCCCATCCCCGTTAAGAGAACCCAGTTTTCAAGGCTGGTCGCAGGACCAACCCCGCTGCATTACTTTCCAAGGACGCAAATCTCACGCGCCTAGTGTTTCGTCTTGTAACTCGCATAACACTTACTGCGACATTGGTTGCGGGGGAAGGATTTGAACCTCCGTTGCTTCTGGCTTATGAGACCGAAGTGTTAACCGGGCACTCCCCGCGATATTTATTCTTTTGTTTCGGCTTCGCGTTTTTTTGTCATTGTGGTTAACCGCTTGACAACTTCTTCTGAATCCATCCAAATGTCTTTGTTGTGCATCATGGACTCAATTTCAATGTCAGTTAAGAAACCTGCGTATACTTCAGTTAAGAACTTACGTGACCAACCGCGCTCAAACTGAATCTGATCGTATTGCTCACCACCTTTGCCAAATGTACCAGACGAATAGTCGTGAAACATAAATAGGCTGTGTGGAGTTACTTCTTGCGTATGACCATGTAAAAAGATCATGGTTGCAGCACTCATACACGCACCTTCAACACTAGTAGTTACTGTAGCTTCAGTATCTGACATAACACGTAAAAACTGTAAAGTAGTAAAAAGATCACCGCCTGGACTGTTAATGTAAATGCGAATATTGTCTACTGCACTGGCATTACGGATTATATCAAACCACTCAATATACTCCTCAGCATCACCAATTTCACCAGTTAGGTAGAACTCATGAACGTGCGCAACTGGTTTAGTAAAGTTGTTTGAATACTTGTCTGTTTGAAACAGCTTAGGGTCAAGAATACTTGTTTTTGTCATAAATTCCTTCAATAAATTTTAGCAAACTCAGAGTCGTCAACTCTGATAAAGTGTGACGCAATATGCTAAAATTTAGTGCCGGTATTCTGTTACGAGGAACCGGCGAAACCCTAAGTGGCAATTAAGCTGCTAATGCGTACGTTTGATCGTTTGCAGTTATTTTTGTTTTGTGTCTGCGGCCGGTTACCCAACCCTACGGCTTCTACATTGCCGAGTTGTCCACGTATTTACTCTTAGCCTAATCGAAAGCCAGGTCAGCCCCATTATAAAGTATACTGTCTAGGAATTATTAGTGCAACCACTAAACCCTGAGCCCAAAGTTGTTCGGTCAGTATACTTTATGGTGGAGCTGGCGGGAGTCGAACCCGCGTCTTAAACTCTTTTCTATCGGCTTCATACAACCATATCTTAGCATACTACCCATGTCGGGTGCTCCCGATTACCCGCGGAAGGTGATTGCGTACGGCTACTCCGCATATATTGATTAAGTGGCGAATAGTATGCTAAGATATGGTGCCCTTTGTCGGTTTCGAACTGACCACCTACCGCTTACAAGGCGGTTGCTCTACCAAATGAGCTAAAAGGGCATGGAGAAAGGTTTTTACAGAACCCTACCAGAAACTGGAGTACTTAAGAACCATCAGTTCTCTAAAATAGATCACTGTCTATATCGTTTCTCAATTGTGGAGTGCGCGACAGGACTCGAACCTGCATAGAACGGATTTGCAATCCGACGCCTAGCCATTCGGCACACGCGCACATATTAAATTTGTTTAGCTTGAACACAGCTTTCAAAAGCTGCCCACAATTTATTAAATTTTACTTCATAAATGATATTTAAACCAAGTAAGTAATTTTGTACTTCATCTTCTGTTAGGGTTTCTGAGGCATAATAAAGATTTTCAATATCTTCAGTTATGCTCCAGCATTTCATAATCTGTTGTTCTAGATCAAAGCGGTCAGTCATTTTAAGCCAATATAAATTTTAAACGATCAGCAGCATAGCTTGCTGCAAAAGCATTAGGTTTTACTTGCGCAGTTACATTACAAGTACCTTTGATATAGCCAATAGCTTGTTGAACAACACAACTAGAACCGTACATTAGGTTAGGGTTAATATCTAAGTGAACTTCAACATGGCGATCTTGTAAAACATCCGAAAGCTCGTGAAATAAGTCACTTACTTTGTAAACTTCTTGCATTAGTCTGAGTGCAGGTTTAGATACTTTTTGGTCAAAGTCGCGTTCGCGAACAACACTTCCAAAGATTTTACACCCGTGATTGCCGTCAATATGAACAACAACTGCCAGTGTATAGTCTGCGTGCCATACCCCGTTTACTTTAATGCGCTCACTATCAGCACCAAGATAAATCTTAGTTGTTTCAGACTGAGCAACAATAAAGTCTTTGACTTCTTGGATATTAAATTTTTGCATGATATATGTGGTACGCCCTAAGAGATTCGAACTCCTAACCTCTAGATTCGTAATCTAGTGCACTAATCCGTTGTGCTAAGGGCGTATAAAATTATGTGGCACGGGGACTAGGGCTCGAACCTAGAACGACACAGTCAAAGTGTGTTGTGTTACCATTACACCATCCCCGAACAGAATAAATAAACTGAGAATAAGTAGCAGAGAGATTTGCCCGTGCATCCAGCGGCATTCATGGAATCGAACCACAATCGTTTTTATTAAGAGTAAAGAAGTAACTCTACAATTCGCTACAGTTTAAAACTTGGCCCCTTGGGGTGGAATTGAACCACCAACGCATTAAGCAAGTACTTACTTAACCGCTCTACCACTTGAGCTACCGCGGGATAATTTGGCTCCACAGGCAGGGATCGAACCTACGACCAATTGATTAACAGTCAACTGCACTACCGCTGTGCTACTGTGGAATATACTACCAGTGTCGTATAACACCAGCAATAATGAAAATATTAGTTATGATATAGCACATAACAATTGCTGTTCGTAATAGGGCTACTCGGTCGGCGGTATTATCATCACCAACTTTCTCACCCAGGGCTTTTGCCCATAGAATCCAGTATTTTTTCATATTTAATTCTAGTGCCCGGTGCGCCATCCCCGAGTGAGCTTCAGTGGCAGAAAAGTATACCACTTACACACTATAGCGCGTTTTCACTAGAATTAAATATGCTGGTTACTTTATCCAGCGCCAATTAACGAATGGCAGTTCAATTGCTCGGACGCCCGACAGGAACAACCCTTGTCATAACCGTTTACGTCTAGCGGACCTAAGGTAGGTCTTGGCGGGTATAGGGGGTAACGATCCCCACTCTTCCACAGTGACAGTGTGGTGTGCGTCCATGAACACTTTATACCCAATATTTTTGGTACGAGAGACGGGACTCGAACCCGTAAGCCCATTACAGGCGGCAGATTTTAAGTCTGCTGTGTATACCGTTCCACCACTCTCGCATATAACCATATAAGAATACTTTGACTAGTACTTGAATCTATGATGACCCTACTTCATGGCCGATTCTTGCATTAGTCGACTTGGCAAGCATTGCGGTGTTCCACTGTAGTCATTCAAAGTATTTTTATATGGTGGATTAGGTTGGAGTCGAACCAACATTGTTTACCCAGAGGGGACGGATTTACAGTCCGCCGATGCACACGCCATAGCATCAACTAATCCAAGAATCTCTTAAAGAACAACTATTATATCAACAAATAGCTATTGAGTCAAATATAATTTTTGGCATCCCCCAAGAGACTCGAACTCTTACTAACGGTTTTGGAGACCGCCGTGCTGCCATTACACCAGGGAGAAACAGAAAAGGCTTAGATTTGTATAGGAAAGAGTAATAATCGTGAGTTTTCAACCAAAAGAAGTAACGATTATAAGCGCCATATACAAATCTAAGCCTTTACTTAGAGCACCACTCAAATCACGGACTGACTACCGCTTGGGTGTGGATTAGTATTATTAAACGGCTTCCCGTTCCAGTGCTTGGATGTACTCGATAACAGATTCAGAGAATCCATTAACTTCTACCCAAGCAGCGTGGTTAACCCCATTTTCATAGCTGGCTACGTTAACAACGTAGCCTTTGCCCTTTGGAGCCGCTGGACGATCATAACTCTGTTCATCAGTAAATACAATGCAACGATCATACGATCCGTTAGCATTTACTGTGTTGATTGCAGTACCTAGGTTAGTACCGCCGTGGTTTTGTGATTTCTCAATTGCTTCACGGAGAGCAAATCCGCGACGAGGTGCTATGCGCACAGCATTACCACTAAAGCTATAAATCTCGACTTCCTCACAAACTTCACGGCACAACATAGCAAGTGCTGCTGCCGCATCGAAGCGATCTAGATCTGATTTTTGTGAGATTTTAGCACCGAACATTGAGCCACTAACGTCGATAACTAGCACAGTCTTTCCAGGAATTTTGTCGTGTGTTGCCAAGCTACGGAACATCATCGACTCTAGCATATCTTCAAATTCTGGCACGATACGAGCTGCGGCTACGTATCGGAAAGGCAGAACCTTGCTAACGTCTACCGAGCTTGCGTAGCTACGGATAAGACTAGTGTTCACACCACTATCACGCATATTGCGTAAGTTACGAAGAAAGGCTAGTGCACCCAACTTTTTCTCAGTCATTAACCGAGTAAAAGTTTCGCACTTGTCAGCCCCAGCACTTAGCTGGGTTTCCCATGTGTCGGGAACTGCAAGAGTGTCAGAAGCAATACGTTGAAACAACGCTGTTTGCTCAACCGACTGCGGTTTAGGGTGGCTAAGGAACATTACATCGCGCAGTTTAATTGCTGCGGAGTTTTTATTCCATTTGGCAAGCTGGTATTCAGAGAACTTGTTAAAGCAAGCCGCTAAGCCTTTTTTAACTTGATTTGATACAGCAGATTTGCCTTCTTGCCAATATAATGACAAGAACTCAGACATTTCATCTGGACGCTGGATGACTGAAGTCAACGCAGTAGCTTGCAATTTTCCGTTTCGAGCTAACTCGCGGGCAAGCAACAGAGGCACATGACGAAGTTTGAATTTCGTACGGGCTTCTAAAGCTAAAGTTGCAACCTTTTCAGGAGCGATTTTAGCTACCAGTTCACGAACCAATTCGGCGTGAGATTTACCGTCAAGGTAAAACTGCTTTTCCCAAAGCATGGCTGCTAGGGTAATACGCTTAAGCTGACGCTCAGCATTAATTTTAGGGACTTGCGTACCCACAGAATTAAATACTGGAGTACGTACAGCGCGATTGATCGAAGACATGGATTTCCTTTTTTAATAAGTAAGAACTAGGCGAAACAGATATTTTAGTGCTCTACCAACTGAGCTACCTTGGCTTTAGCCTCGGGATGGACTCGAACCACCGACCACTTCATTATCAATTGAGGTAACTGTTTCTTTCACTATACCTAAACAAAATAATCTTTACTGAGAATGTTCGAAAACAGTTCTGGAGTTTTTGTTTTACATAAGACCTTTACCTAACTTATGCAAAGTTTTAAAGTGCTTACCCACTGCC